TACAAACATCCTGAGGAGACTCCGCGTGCGGCAGTTGAGCGTGTCTACAATACTATTTGTCAGATGTATTGCAAAGACCGTATTGAACGAAATATTGCCACTATTATGGGTATTAATGACCTACATAAGATGGACGCACTTAAGGAAGTTACCAGTCCTTCCTGTATACGTACGGAAATTAAACCTGGTTTTCATTCTATGATCCCGTGCACTGTCACCGCCCCAGTCTCTACTTTAAATTTCAACCTTTTAGCCGCGTGGTGGACTAATCGTATGGGCTTTGACAAATTTCCTTGTCCTATGGACCTTGATTTGAATCTTTTAAACACACCCACTGAACAACTTGCCGAAGTTATGAAAGAATCGGGCACACCTTGTTGTGTGGGACATGACACATGTGAATACGTTAGAAAGGAGTTACGTACGTTAGGTACTCCCCTTAGAATGTGCGCTACTGCCTTTGTTTCTGGTGGTACTCCAATAGGTGTTGTCAATGCTTTAAAGAAAAGTATGCGTTATAATATAAAACCCTCTGTACCCCCTGAGATTTTCGCTGCAGCTTACGCCTATACCCTATCAAAAATACCTAAAGTTGACAATGTGCCAGACTTTTCTGAAGATAATATAAAGCAACAATCTTGGAACCCAACTATGAGTGCTGGCTATTTCCCTGTTAAAACTTCTAAGACGAGGTACAATGTTCCTGTCACTCCACTTCCACCCAATTATATAGATGTGGAAAAATTGATACTAAGTATGACCAACACGTGTAAACAAAAGGATGCCCGTAAGTTTGCAATGAATGAGTTGTTGAACATTGTGGAAATAGTACGAATAGGTGTACGTGATAAGGTTATCGATCCTAAATGGTTCCCTGTATTGATTTCAAAGATAAGTGTTAAGGCTGAAGAAAGAAAAGAGGGAGAAGACTTTACTAAGACGCGCGTTATATTTATAGCTTGCATGATTCACCTGCTTATGGATAAGGTCCTATACTCCAAGTTCATGAAAGGCTCCTATATGCGTGATGCTTGTATGATCACACACAAATGGCGAAAAGGCGGTGCACAATACCTGGCCAATAAGATGGGTTATATGCGTGATGATATGTTCTATTTTACTTTTGATGTTATTAATTTTGATCAATCTGCTTTTGCATCTGTTATAAGTCTTATACTTCTTATGCCCTTAATTAATATGGATGATGATGGCTCTGAAAGTTATAAACTTGCTCGTGCATTCATGATACAGAGGGCGCACGAGATGTCTGTAAAAATAGTGAAGTGGATAGGTGACGAGTTTAGGATGATAATTGGACAGATTTTCTCAGGTTTATTGGTAACTAGCTGGATAGATACAATGTATATGACCATAGCATCCCGAAGTGTTTACATGTTGATTTATTTGGAAATTTTGAAAAGGGATCCTGATAAAGCAAAAAGGTTTCATGAGTCCATGTTGCGCTTTATCATATATGGTGATGATAGTGGTCATGGTGTTCAAGAGGAGTTTTTCACTGATGTGATAGGTGAGGTTACTGATGAGTACCCCCTGGGTAATTTTCAACGTAAGTGTGAGATGTACTTTGGCTTAAAATTTAAACCTTCACAAACATTTCTTTTTAGGAGACAAGGCCAATATAGTCCGTTCCTCACCGTCATTAAGCCTCATTATACTAAGGACGGTAAATTGATTAGACACGAGATCTTACAACAAGGACCTGTTTTTTTGAAACGCTCATTTGTTAGTATGAAGTTGAATGGTAAGTGGTGTGTTATGCCTTGGAGACATGAAGATGATTATTTCCATCGGTTGGCCGTAAGTTCTAAAGACGTTGTTTATAATCCCGATAAGTGGAGATCTAAATTTTTGGGACTATTAATAGATACTATGGGTACTAATGCATTGAGTTATTCTCTATGCAAAGGTATGTTTTATGGGTTGACTAATTTACCGTTTAGTTTTAGGTTACGTAGTCAAGGGGGCATTTATTATCCACCAACAGAGAATGGTAAAATCCCGGAGGACGTTTTTAAAAATACTCCCGATGTTGTTGATCTGCAAAAGTTAATAGATGAAGGCGAAGAAAGAATGAAGAAGTCGATGGAAAAGACGGGTATAGATGGGAGATCTTTGGTAAAGGCACTCGACCAGTCTTGGTTATTGAATGAGTTTATATGGGATGAGGATTGGAGAACTGCATGGGCCGTTTATTATAAGTTGGAAATGTATGATGGTTATGGAAATGTTAAGTTAGTTAAGTGGCATAGTGAGAATAATACTCCTTATGAGTATTTATTAGCGAGTGAGATAGAATTCGATGATCCTAGCTTTGGATAGGATGGTTGTAATGTTCATATTATTTTATTATTATATG